ATAATGACTGATAAGACAGATACAATGATTGTTTGTTTCATAAAAACTATTTATTATAAATATGTAATTAATTTGATTCGTCTATAGAAGATCTTTTAGTCTTATAAAAAGATACAGACTTTTCCCAAGATAATTGAGAATGTTTTAATCCATAAATGTAATATTCTTTTTTACCATCAGCGTAAATCCATGCAGGACCATCTATTGAATGTGGCTTAGCAGTTTCTCCAGGAATTTCTACTAAATGTATAGTATTACCATCTGTAGTTGTGATGATTCTATATTGCGGTATATTTGACATTATAACTTGTTTAAACAAATATAACCCGGTCTTACGACTGGGTATAATTTATCTTTTATGTATTAAAGAATTCTGAAAGCTAATTTTTTGTTGGAGGGCTTATATGCTGATAATGCTGAATCAAATTCAAATTGAGAACTAGAAAAACTCTTTAAGTTAAAATTAGCTGTATTTTGTTTAACATTCATTGTTAAATATAGTTGTTTAACTTCAGATTTACTCATTATATCAGTCAAAGCTTTTTTGTAAACTTTATCGCTATTTAAATAAGCCGCTACATAATTAGCTAATGGAGCAGTTACAATTCCAAAATATCTTTGAGGAGACAAATCTCTCCATTTTAAAGGAAAGTTTGGAGATTTTTGTATTAATTTAAAGAAAGACCCAAATTTATTTTTTATAATACCTTCTTTTTGTTGATCAGTAGTGGCTGATTTTAATAAATTTTGCATATAAACATTTAAATTACCGTGATTAATATCTTGAGCAGGTATTTTTACGATCTGTGATAATTTTTCAAGTCCAGCTAAATGTTCTAAACCTTCAGATTTTATCATTTTTGCAACTTCAATAGGTCCTTGAATTGCATCGAATGATAAAATAGTTTGAAATATTTTATATAATTTTTTTTGCCCTGGTGTAGTTAATTGATCTTTTTTAAGATTTTTTATAGTATCAGTTATAGTTGCTGCGCCACCTTTATTGTATTTAGAAGATACATTATATCCGTCTAATATAAAATCTGCTAAAGGATTTGCTTCATCTGCAGGGAAAATTAATCCTGATCCTGAATCTTTTACACTGTTTAATAATACTATTGCTCCTAAGCACTCTCCAAAATCAGAACCAATCATTCCTAAATCTTGCGAGCTAACTTGTGAAATAGCTTTTTTAGTTCTTTCACTTAATTGAATAGGCTCATTATATTTTGTAATTTCTGATACATCTTTAAATCTACCTTTTGGTGATTTTGCTAATACATCATCTACTAAACTATCTAAAAGTTCTATTAATTTTGGATTATTTGTAACTGATGGTATATTATTTTTAATTGTAGTCGCTAATGTAGCTGCGCGTTTAAATGATTTAGAAGTAACACCTAATTTATTTGGAGTTAAAGCTTTACCTTTTGTGCTTGCGCCTTCTTTCATAGTACTTACTACAAATATGGATTCTCCTTTCTTATAGTTATTAATATCTTTTACTAATTCAATTTTATAAGTAGGATAAGTACTAGATTTGGACTCACCTTGATTTTTTTGAAATTCAGTTATTTTAAAAGTTCCTTTAGGTAATAATTTACTTAAAGTTTTTTCAATTACAGATTTTGTATCTGTTGATGTTTTAAAATCAGCTCTTAATACTGGACCTCTGTTACCTTTATTCTCTGTTGATACTTTAAATCCATCATCAGAAATTGCTTTTTGAATAGCTTTGTAAAGGGTTACTGTTTTTTCTGTGTTCTTTTTCATTTGATTTGTTTTTGGTTTAGAAGGTAAATTTACTTCTTTTACCAATACCCTAATCATTTCTTGATCATTCACAGAAAATTCTTCATTGGTTATCAATAATAAATTTTTTAACATATTGATTTTCAATGCTGATTCTTTTAACGATTCTTCACTTTCTGGAGCTGTTTCTTCTCCTGTTTCAGTGGTTTCTGTGCCTTCCTCACCTCCAGTTTCTGTAGTTTCTGCACCACCTCCAAATCCACCACCGCCTCCAGTAGATCCTCCTCCAGTTTCTGGACGAGTTCCTTGTTCTGCTCCTTCTGGGCCTTTGCTTTTTAAAGGATTTCCAAACTTAAGAAGTCTAGCTATAGCTTCCATAGCTCTTTCTTTTATACCTATATTATTTAAATAGTATCTTTTTCCTGCTATATTTGCTTCATATATATTTTTCCCCATATATTTTATAAAGAAAAATTGACCATTGTGTAATACAATTTTAAATGTAGTTGGTTTTGGAGCAATAACAAAAATTGCTGTCAAATACTGTTTAAAATCATTGCTCATTAATTCAACTAATGTCTCTCTTAACCCATGATATTTACGTATAATAAATCCCATAGGATCCTCTTCAAATCCTTCAGGTTTTTTAGGTTTTTCATTTGGTTGCTTTTCAGGATCATTTGGATCTGCGTCTGCTTCCAATAATATTTTTAATATGTTATTATTATCTATCATCATGGTATTAAATTAACAATTATTGTGTAAAATATAAATCAGCCTCTGCTATTCTTCTTCTTTCTAGTCCTGGGACTTCTTTACCTGATGCTCTATCCCATCTTAAAAATTGATTTCTAATATCAGGATTATTTGGATTAGAATTAATTTCTTTTAAAAGAGTTGAACTTTCTAAAGCGCCTTCTCCTAAATTATACTCAAAACTAATTATAGCTCCCCATTGATTGGGAGTTAAATTAGCATGAACTATGTTTGGTAAATGAGAAGTTTTTACATTTACTTCCCACATAAGAAATTCAATTGCTTGATCTTCTGTAATTTTAGGATCTCCTACTTTTACATACTTACCTCCTAAATAAGTTGGAGGATATTGTATAGTACCATATCCTATAGTATCTACTCCAGGAGGATCTATTAGATCATGATATGCATTTAAATAAAGACCTTCAAAAGACTTAATTAAATTAATGCAATTACTATTTGCTACCATAATTATTTATTTTTAGTATAACTGTTTTTAAATTTTTTCTTTCTCTTTCTTTTAATATTTTCAAAAATATTATCTAAACTCATATCATTATTATGTTCAGGTTCTTCTTCTGGCTCATTATTATCTAAATAAAATCCATCTGCGGCTTCATCTAAAAATGTACCAGATTTAGTAATATGATCTACTATCCATGCTGGGATTTCTTCCCCGCTATGAACTTTTTCTAATAATTCATTTACATTATCTAAAATATGTTCTAATGTTTTTTTAACCATAAAAACGGTATCTTCACCTTCTTCTATATATCCACACTCTTGACACTTTCCTTCATACATTGCAGGAACTCCACATTCTTGGCACATTCCGTATTCTTGTTCTTCTCTATGAGGATCATAATCTTTCATTCCAATATGAACAGAATCTTCTTTTCTTTTAGGAAATTTAGCTACAATAGTATCTTCTATTTCACCAGGTTGATGACCAAATTCTTTAAGGAGGGCTAATTTTAATTTAGTACTAGTTTTCATGTTTATTTTATTAATATAAATATTGTGATATTACCATGCTCTACAGCTCCAATAATTAGCACGATCTCTAGGCCCTGGATTTTCGCAGTGGTGACGTGCTCTATAAGATTTTCTATGTTTCGGTAAATGTTTTTTTATTGCTACACCTTTTTGACCAAAATTAACTTTAACCACATTTCCTTTTGCATTTTTAACATAGACAGATCTTTTTTTAGGACCATCAGGAGTAAGAAATGGTTTTCCTAAAGTAACAGTTTTACCATGATACTTTGCTTCTTGTAAAGAATTCCAATGTTTTTTGATATATTCATATAAACATTGAGGACAAAAATGATTAGTTTCAATCATTATTTCTTTTTTTCTTCTTTTTTATGTTTTTTTGATCTTTCTACTCTTTCAAGTTTATCCATTAAATCATCTATTTGATGAGCTAAATGAGCAATATGTTCTTTGTGAGATCTAGCATTTTTAGGATCTTCTTTTGCTAAATCTACATGATCTTTTCTTTTCTTTTCTAAAGAATCAATAGTATGAGTGATTTTTTTAGCAACATGATCTTTCTTTTTTTCTACCTCTTCTAATTTTTTAAGATGTTCACCATGAAGTTTTGTAGCCGTTTTAAGTGCGTGTTCTCTGCTAGGATGTAAACTATGCACTTCTTCTGCCATTATAGAATGAGGAGCTAATCCTTTTAAAGGATCAATTTCTTTAATCATTCCTGCTACCGTACAACCTTCATGAGGATGAACAACAGCATGAATTTCTCCTATATGATTTTCATATTTAGGTTTTTTCTTTTTATTTGGAAGACCTTTATGCTTTGTAGAAGCAAAGTCTGTTGCTGATGTTTTTGTCATTGATTTTGCTAACTTTGCGACTTTAGGACTTGCGGGTTTTTCACCTTTTTGTGCGGCATGTACCATTCCCATTAGGCGTTGTTGAGCTTTTGATTTTGAAGGCATCTCTTGAGATTTATTTATAAATATGTTATAATTTTACTTTCTTTTGTTCTTCTATCCATTGTTTAACTTCTTCATATATTTTACTTTTATTACCTTGTGACCAACTTTCTATCTCTCCTGCTTCTGATACAAATGAATCTTTTTGATTTAACCAAGCTTCAATAGCTACTTCTAAATCATCTAATTCTGAATTTTTATTAGCGTTTCTTTGTTCACTAACATACTCTTCCCACTTTCCTTGTCTTTTGATTTCTCCTTCCATGTCTATGGTACAATCAAAGCATATTTTATGAATTCCGTACATTTTTTTGTTCAATTCGTCTGCTTTCATAGGTTTTTGACACTTAGGACAACATAGAGGGAATATTGCCAGACTCTTTAATCCATCAAGCTTTGTAATTGTTTGCTTTAACCCATTAGAGATTGTCCATGAGCGCCCATCTTCTTCCCAGATATCTCCCTCTTGATGATCTTGAGTCTTTTTTTCCCAACCAGCTAATACTTGAGTTTTATCACCTATTTTTTTGGTGATAATATTTCTCATTCTTTGCACATCTTTCTTTGAAAACTCTCTTTTCAAAACTGTTTCTTTCATATTCTTTATTTTATTAATTCAGCAAAGATATTTTTTTTAACCCCTTCGTATATTAGTTCATTTTTCTTACCAAATTCTCTCATTAATATTCCAGCCACTATATTAGCTTCATCTTCTACATCAGATCCAGTTTCTCCTGACTTAGCGTATAATAATCCTAATTCATTTTGTCTATGATGTGTTAATTCATGACCTAAAGTACGTAAAGAATCTGCTAAATTTCTATTTGCAATATACATTACTATTGAATTTTTAGCATCTGTATATTCTCCAAAACTGTGTCTAGCTAATACCCAACTTTTATCATCTATAAAAGTTATTTTAGGAAGGTTTTCTATCTTTAAATGATAAGATGCAAAATCTATAAAATCTTCTATTAAATTTATTCTTTCTTGAGTAGTCATTATCTTGTAAATGATGTTTCTAATCCTCTAACTATAAAGGATCCAGTTATTTTAAATGGTTCGTTCGCAATTGCTTTATCTCTTACAACTATGCCCTCTTGTTTATCAACCGGACCTAAAGGAGAATTCATAGATTTTAGTAATGAATCTCCCAATTCCATAGTAGCTTCATAAATTACAAAAGAATCTATAGCAACTTTTTGGTCTTTAGGATCCGCAATCAAATCAGTTATAGGTGTTCCTTTTTTAACAGCTAAAAATACTTGTTTACTTAATGCGTCTACTGTTTTACCGTCTTTTAATTTTAATTTAAGACCTTTTGTATTATTAGCTTCACTTAACCACTGTTTAAGAGATTTAGTTTGCTTATTTTTTCCATCAATATTAACAGTATAATTTTTAGAAAGAGCTAATCCATAGTTTGGAGTTTTTTCTAATTTAGCAGGAATTGAAGATAGTATTTCGAATCCGTATTTTTTAGCTACTGGTTGCATTTTAGTAATCATAGACTCTAAAACATCTTTAGAGTATGGAATTTCATGAGTTGATCTTGATTTTTTTCCTGGATTTTGAGCTATTTCTAATAGTCCATGGATAGCTAAAAAGTTTTTACCATAATCTTGCACATTTGTCTTGCCTTCAACATATTCTATATTAAGCATTATATTAGGATTTTTAATCATTCCTAATTTAGCTAAATCATCTTTTATTAATGGAAGAGACTTATTAAAAATATCTAATACATTACCTCCAACTTTAATCATTCCATGTCCAGGTATATCGAATCTTGCAGGAAGATCAGCTTTTGTAACTCCTTTTACATCTAATTCTTTAGATGATCCTCTATCAATTACGAATTCTCTTTTTCCATCTATATTACCGAGTCTTATTGAAGCATTTACGCCGTCTATTTTTACTGGTGCGGGATTTTTTGTTAAGAATTTTGCAGTTTGTTCAAATACTGATAATAAATCATTACCGGTTTTAACTCTATCTAGATCGAATGGATGGGCCATATGACCACCAGCTCCTCCTTCTCTTAATAGCAATCTAAGCAAAGATTCATTTAAATTAGAAACTTTTGGTTTTCCGTATAATCTTTTTACGATAGTTTTATCTACTTTAGATAATTTTCTTTTATAATATCCATCATCCATCATTTCTAATCCTTTATTTCCGGCTATAGAATTTATTATTTTTGGATCTGTAATTACTGGTACATCGGATTTTGAGAGAATATCTTCCATTTTCATGGAAGCTTCTAAAAACCATCCTGGGGTTTTTAATAACCTAAATACTTGTTTTAATAAATCTTTTTTTGCTTCTTTTTTATCATTAGTTCCAAGTAAAGCTATTTTATTTCCAAACTCAGTTGGTTTGTATATTATAAATGCATCAGGTATACCATCGTTATCCACGTCTTCTATAGAAACTGCTTTATACTTACTTCTTAATTCATTGTAGTCTGATGCTGAAAAATCCAATCCATTTTTTGCGTAAGTATTTGAGTACATATCCCAAATAACTTTCATATCTTCATCTTCTAAAGAACTTAGATCATAGTCTTTCCAAACTCTATCTTTTAAATCGAATTTCTCCTCTAAATCGTGTTCTTTTAATAGATTTTTAAAAATAGAACTTAGTATAAAAGTTTCTTTTAAAGGTTGACTAGAAAATTTTTGTTTCATTAATTTTCCTAATTTTTCATCCCACCATCCAAATATTCCCTCAAAATTCTTTTTATATTGTTCTGTAGTAGTAGGAGTAGAAAGAGCTTTTCTTATATTTGTACCACTCATTTCTCCGACTCCAGGTATATCATAAGATTTATGAGGAGCCACTACCAAATATCCATGTTCTGTGTATGGTTTTAAAGTAGTTTCATCATCGTATTTTCTAAAATATGAATCTTTTCCTGATTTATTTACCCCAATGGTGAATCTAGGATCTTCTTTCATATCCTTTTCTCCTACCATAAACACTACGGCAGTAGTTTTTGGATCATATTTAGAAGTTATTTCTGCTGATTGATAGGGATTTTTTACTTGAACTACTTGATTTCCAAATCCATATTTAGATATGATTGCTTTTTTTTCTTGAAAGTTTAATGGACTCTTTGGAGGATCTACTTTATCTGTGGTTGCTATAAATGTATCTGCTGAACCAAATTTTGACTCTAACCATTTAAATGCCGCTGCATGATGCTTAGAAAATGGTTGAAATCTTCCTGGAAATACGGCTATAACTGTTTTTATCACATTAAATTCCATTAAAGTTTCTTAATAAATATCTCTAAATATGTTCTATCTTAGATTTACCTTTGATCTTATTGATCTCTATATGAGAATCTACAACATCTCGCATAGAATCAATATGGGATATGATCATTATAAACTTAAATTGTGTCTTTAAGTAGTCAAATAGCATGATCATAGAGCTTAAATTAGTAGAATCTAACGCACCAAACCCTTCATCTATGGCTAAAAAATTAGGCTTTGGAAGCGATGACACATTAATTAAAGAAGTTCTAATAGCCAAACTAGCTATGAATTTTTCCATTCCAGAAGTTAGTTCTAAAGGCCAATAATTGTCTTCAGAATACGCTATATATGCGTTAATGGACTTGTCTTCTGCTTGTAACACAATTTGGAAATCAACTATTTGACTTAAAATGTTATTAATTTCCTCTTCTACACTTGGTATGATACTTGCGATTAAGGTGTGCGGAATACCATCTCTATGAGTAGAGGTTAAATACATTTGGTAATCTTTAAATTTTAGTTCTAGATCTCTTAAATTATCTATGGATTTTTGATAAGAATCTCTATTTTTTTCAGTTAGCTTATATTCAATAGTGAGATTGGTTATTTGCTTATTCACTGAGGTTAAAGAATCTTCATACTCATTTTTTACGGTTTGTAAAGAAGATATCGTTTTATTTACTTCTTCATTTTTTTGAATAGATTCTAAATGATCGTAATATTCTTTTATAAGATCCTTTTCTGTTTGTAGCTGAATATTTCCCTGTCTAAGTTTATCATAGATCTTATTTATTTCTAATTCTAATTTAGATTTTTCTAATTCAAATTTACCAATTTCAGCTTCTAAATCATCATAAAAATTAGAAATTCCTTGCCATTCTTTTAATTCATCAACTTTAAATTTTAATTCTTTTGCCTCATTTTCTAATAAATTAACTACTAATTCTTCATTTACGATATTTTTTTTAGTTTCTATAGCGTCTTTAACAAAAATATTATTCATACAGAAAGAACAATTTTCATCGTACTTTAATTCTGCAAGTTTTTCCATCTTTTTTTGACTATTCCATAAATTAGTAGAAGCTTTTGTTAGCTCTAAATTCTTTTTAGTTAATAATTCTCTATTCGTTTTCCAATCTTCTACGCCTTGATTTACTTCTTTATGATTCAATTTCGATAAACTTTCAATTTTTTCTTTTAAAGTAGATTCTATTTCTTCTAATTTTTTCTGTCTATCGATAGTCATTTGATGTAATTTTGTTACAGCATCTTCTACACCCTTTTTATTTCTATTAAGATTATCTATATTTTGAATTTTTGAATTCAATTTAATTAATTCTTTTGTTTTTTCAAGAATTTCTTTGTCTTTTTGTTGAATTTTAAATACTAAATTATTCTTATCTTCTGTCTTTTCTTCTATTTGAATTTCAAAAGTTTCCATATCATAATTAGCTTTCTTCAATAAATCATGATAATCTTCTTTTTGATGTTGTTTAAGTAACACAGAAAGATCTCTTGATTCATTATTAGCTAATTGATATAATTCTTCATAGATATTGATGTCTAGAAATTGTGATAATAAATCTTTACGATCACTTTGAGACATATCAATAAATCCAGTATTATTATTTTGAACAGACAACGCAGTTAATATAAAATCTTCATAGTTACCCATGATTGATCTAATATTAGCATTAGTATCACTACGATCTTTTCCATTTAAAGAAGTAATTTCTTCTCCATCTTTACAAGAAAAATCCACATTAACTTTAACATTACCTTGTTTTTGTTTAATTCCTTTTCTTTCAATTGTATATTCTTTACCATGTAATTCAAAAACTAATTTGCAATGAAAATTATGAGATTGATTGTTCATTACTTGAGCAGCTTTTGATGTTTTAGAACATTTATCAAAAATACAATAAGTAATAGAATCCAATAAAGTAGATTTTCCACTAGCATTTGGAGCAAAAATACCATATGTTCCTTCCATATTTGAAAAATCTATTTGATTACCTTTTCCATAAGAGAACATGTTATCAAATTCAAACTTTTTAGGAATCCACATTGAATTTCTAGGAACTTCCGATTTAGAAAGAGCATTATTTAAGTTAGAATTTATTTCTAAAATTCTTAGTATAGAATCTTTATCTATTTGAAAATTATCTTCTAAATAATTCGATAATACTTGATTTTGATATTGAAGATCTCTTACATCAATAGAGTGAATTTTATGTGTTAAAAACTCTCCAACAAGATCATTAATCTTTTGAATAGAAGTTTCTATTACGTTATATTTTTCTTTAACATCAGAAATTATATCTTTTATTGTAGATTGACTTGTATTTTTATGTCTTATTCTCAAATAAAGATTTTTAGAAAGATCAGAAGGTAATTTATCGTACTTTCCTTTATCTACATAAATTGTATAAAAAGATGTATCATTTTCTATTTCTACGTATTCAGCACTTCTATTATTTAGATCCCACACTAAAATGCCTTTACCAATTGTTTCTCCATGATTTTGTTGAATTAAAGATCCTGGATATCCTATTGTTTTATCTTCATTTAAAAATTGTCTAGTGTGAATATCTCCAAATAATCCGAAATCGAATCCATCAAAATCTGATATATTCAAGCATTGATCTAATAATTGAGCATTTTCTTTTATTTGAACTCCAGTTACCGGTCCATGATATAAACAAATTTTGTATTCAGTCCTTAATTTATCTGGTTTAATGTATTTTTCTGGTTTATCAAATACAGACCAATGAATAAACATTATATCGGCTATAGTAATTACGCACGTGTCTATTAAATAGACTAAATTTGGATGGTTTAATGCCTTTACTATCGGAGTAAGTGCGTCCATACGGTGAGAATTATTTAAATTCGCATCGTGATTTCCAGGAATCATTAAAACAGGTCCAATATTACATAACTTTCTTAAAAATTCTTGAACTATATTCACTAATTCAGGAGTTACGTCAGTTTTAGAATGAACAATATCTCCTGTTAACAAAATTAAACTATCGTCTGTAAAAGTATTAGTTATGTATTTGTTTAATCTATCAAAAACTCTAGAATATTCATCATGTCTTTTAAAATTTCTAATGTGTATATCACTAATGTGGTATATTTTGTTTAATTTTTCAAGATCAAAAAATGTGTAATTACTTTTCATATTATTTAAAATTGCAATCTTTTCAATAAAAGATCTGCGAATGTTATAGGTTTAGCTTGTTGTAGTAAGTGTGTCATTTTTTCGAAACCCAGATCACTTGGGTCTTTACCTTCCAATTCAATTAAGTATACTTCTTTGCCATGGTCTAAAAGAGTCTGGGAGTATAGCAGGGCTTCTCTTAACGCATCTTTATCTAGCGCTAGATATATAGTTTTTACTTGGGACTCAACCAATTTTAACATTAATGCTTTTGGAATAGTTTTACCAAATAGAGGAATAGCGTTTCTTTTTATGGCAATAGCATCAAATACGCCTTCGCATAATATTACTGGCACATTCCAATTGATAAAATATTCCATGCCAACAATTTCTGTTTTATTTATAGCGGGTGCATCATATTTTAAAAATGGATCCTTTTCATAGGATCTAGCAATAAAGTAGTTTAATTTACCAGTCTTATCATAAGAAGGAACAATAACTTTATTTCTATATCTTCCTGTTTTGCAATATCCTAAATTGTATTTAAGGACATCTGGAGATTGTACACCTCTCATTTTTAAGTATGATACGGCTCGACGATAATCAAGCGATCCATCATTGTCAGTGATGGATTCAAATTCATTTGGTAAAAATACGCTTTTGTCTCTTTTGTCTTCGTCGATAATAGTTGTATCGTTCTTAAAATAACTTTTCATCTCTTTTAAACGTTCCAAATCAACACCTAATTTATTAAAAAGAGATACAGGAGTTTTTCCTTTTGTTTTAGGAAAACACGTCCAACAATTATATTTACCAGTCTTTACATTAATAATTAATTTTGGCTTTTTGTGATTGCAGAAAGGACAACTAAACGCATAATCTAATGTGTTTCTATCTTTTTTACCCTTACCGAGTACAGATTCTAAAAGTCCTAATACGTAGTCATGCGATTCCATACTAACTAATATAACGATTAAATTCTAATTAAAAAATAAAATTCTTATGTGTAGAAATAATTTGATGTACTTGAAAAATATTCTTTAATTGTATCGTAACTAACATTATATTTAATCTATGTCTTAGATAATAAATAACCAAGGGGATGTTAATAGAGGATATAAATATAGAAAATATAAAAGATGAAGAATTAGATTTAATATATCTATTTCTATCTATAGAATTTGATTCCATGTCAATTGAAGATAAAATTCTCTGGATAAATTTAATGACGGTCATAGATAAAAATTTTACAGATGAATAGAAATAAAAATGGTTCTAAATTAGCTAAAGTATTGTTAGTTACTCTTAATGGATGCGATAAATGTAAGAAATTAAAAGCTTCTCTAGAAATAGAAAATATTAGTGTCTATAACATGGATTGCGATGATAATCCAAATTTTTGTGATGAACTAGAGAGTCAGACAAATACAAGCAATTATCCTATGGCTCTAACAGAACGAGGAAGCTTAGAGATGATACATTATGTGGCTGAATCTTACAAGGATCTTAAATATACGAATGTAATAAAAAATAATTATATTCTACAACCTTACTTGTCTCTTGAACTAATGATAGAGGCGTTAAAACAAAATAAATGAAACACAAAGACTTAATTATTAGAAAATTTAATGAATTAACTAACATTATTGCAGTGCAAGAATCAGCTATCTCTAGGTTAGAGCATCCAGATATTCTTAAGCAGCAATTAGAAAGAATGAGACTCAAATTAAATGAAATAGAGATTTTAATTAATAATGAAAATTCAACACAATTTTAATAAAAAGTAAAGGTTATGAAAAAATTAAGTGAACAACAGTTAATTGAAAATGTTAAAAAGTTTCTTGGATACATTGAAAAATATATTTCTAAAGAAAGAGCAGAAAAACTTCTTGATTTCTATATCTCAATAGAATTAAATCTAGCGACTGCTCCAGCATCTCCTAAAGCTAGTTTTCATAATTGTTTTCCTGGAGGATATGTAGATCATGTTATTCGGGTAGTTGAAGCTGCTCTAGTACTAGATAAGGTTTGGGATAGATTTAATCAAATCAAAAATTATACCACTGAAGAGTTAGTATTTTCAGCTATTAATCATGATCTTGGTAAATTAGGAATGGATATAACAGAACCATTTTATATTCCAAATGATTCCCAGTGGCACATAGATAAGCAAGGAGCTCATTATAAAATCAATCCTAAGTTAACTCATATGAGAATTTCTGATCGTAGCCTATACTATCTACAATTACATGGGATATCAGTCAGTGAAAATGAATTTTTAGCAATAAAATTGCATGACTCTCTATATGAAGAAAGTAACAAAGCATATTTAATGACATATAGCGAAGATACTCAGATTAAATCTAATTTAATCCACATATTGCATCAAGCTGATTTTATGGCTTCAAAAATAGAATGTCAAATAAATAAATAATATGTCGCTTGTATATCAACATAGAAAATTATTAGTATTTAAATGTCCTTTTTGCGATAAAGAAGGCAGTATTAATATTAAAAAATGGCATTTTAATAATTGTAAATTTAAAAAATAAATAAAATGATATTTGGAATTATCTCAATCATCCTATGGATAGGTACTATTATAGGATATGTAATTTGGAATTTAATAGAAAAAAATAAAAAATTAGAAGATGTAGTCATTAATCAAAGTAGTTTTGTAAATGAAACAATTGTATTACTTGATGAATTTAATGTATTAGTGAATAAAATTGATATGACTATGTGGGTTCAATCTGATCCTGAATTACATCAATTATTCGAAACAATTAAACAAATTCAACAACGTGTACAACAATTCACAGGGAGAAAATAAAATGGCTACAGAACAAGAAGTTGAATTTTTAGGTCTTACAAAAAAAGGCGTTCCAAGAAAAAGAAAGCCCAAAACAAAAAATAATTATTTTACTCCTGAAACTGAAGAAGCAATTCTCAAATATAGAAAATGTGAAAATCAAGCAGATAAAAATAAAATCTATAATGCAGAAATTCACAATTCTTTTTATAAGTTGGCTGAAAATATTATACACACTTTTAAATTTTATTACACAGAAGTAGATAATATTGAGGATTTAAAATATGAAGTCATTTCATTTTTATTACAGAAACTTCATCTATACGATCAATCAAAAGGAAAGGCTTTTTCTTATTTCGGTACAATAGCTAAAAGGTATTTAATAATTTACAATCAAAAAAATTATAAAAAATTAGTATCTAAAATACAAGTAGAAGAGATAGATAATCAAAATGAAACTCACGAAAGTCTAGTATTAAATCCTGATGAGCATACCGTAGATAGATTAGACGTTATAGAGATTTTTATTAAGCACGTAGATGATAATTTAATGGATCTTTTTGATAAAGATGATGAAGTAAAGGCAGCGGATGCTATATTGGAAATATTTAAAAAAAGAGAAAATATAGATATTTTTAATAAGAAAGCTCTCTTTATCTATGTTAAAGAAATAGCTAATGTACAATCTAATACTATAACAAAGGTAGTAAAAAAGCTTAAAACTATCTACCTAACTATCTTACAAGATCAAATAGAAAACCACGATCATGATATTTATATCTAAATATAAGCATGGAATTAGATAAAGAGATATTCCCAGGTAAAAAATTATCTGATCTCGTACAAGAAGTTTATAATAGACAACACAATCAAGATTCTACTATACAAGAAAAAATAGAGCAGATATCTGAAATGATTGAAGGACCTGGAGATGCTATTGTTTTAATGCCACAAATTAAAGGATTAATCGATTCTAGTTTAAAAAATGATGAGGTTTTAGTTAAATTATTAGCTTTATTTCAAAAAGCTTCTCAAGCTGCTCAAAAAGAATCTGAAACTATGGATGGACTTCTATCAGAAAAAGACATTGAACAATTGATGAAAGAGGTTAATGCTGTTAATTCTACAGTAAAACAAATAACCGATAAATAATTTAAAAGATGGCCGGTATTTTAGGCAATCCTAATAATCAAATTCAAGATAACTCTAATTTAGGCCCTGGATATATAATTGGTAGGGTAAAAGACATTGTGTTAGGTCCTATAAAACAAGGTGAATTAAATATTAAAGATTCTAATTTCACAGGATACGGTGATATAGGCAAAATTACTTTTGATATTTTATATTCTCCTGTGATATTATCTATGGGAGGAGTTTCTAAGTCTGCATATCCAATGTTTAGTTTTATAAAACAACTACCAGTAATTCATGAAATAGTTTATATAGTTCCTGGTCCATCTCCAGATATGAATGATGATATGGCTAATAGAAAATTATACTATATGCCGGCATATTCTACATGGAATGCAGTTAATCATAATGCTTTTCCAAATTTAGATGAATTTGCTCAATATATGAACAATCAAAAATCTAAAGGCAATTATAATTCTTCTAAAAATACAGTGCAATATGAAATGCCAAAAGGTTATACTTTTGGTGAAAATGATGTAATTAGACCATTAACTCCGTTTGAAGGAGACACAATAATAGAATCACGATTCGGTCAATCTATAAGATTTGGATCAACTATACCAGCCATGTTAAAATACAATCACTGGTCTGATTCTGGTAAAAATGGAGATCCAATTACTATTATAAGAAATGGACAAGGTAATCCAACAAATCCTAATGATAAATTTGCAACCACAGTAGAAGATATAAATTCAGACAATTCCTCTATTTATTTGACTGCTGGACAAAAAATAATAATAGATTCTATAATTAATTATCCATTAAATTCATTTGACGGAGTACAATTTGTGACACAAGAACAAAACGTAATTACATCTTATTATCAATCTCCAATTTCTAATGAAACTATAGATGCAGTAGCCCAAGATGAAGTTGCATTTAAAACCTCAACTAATACTATACAATAATGTACGCTCCAATATTTCCATATACAGGAAGTCAAGCAATTATTTCTTCAGAAAGAGTAACTTTATTAGGAGATAAAGATGCAGTATTTATTTTTGGAAATCAAGCTGTAAGTTTATCTAGTCAACATACAGTTAATATAGATGCTAATGATAAATTTATCATTAGTTCACCTAAAACATTGTTAGGAAGTAAGAATGCTGATCAAAGTGAATTTGGTGAACCTGTTTTATTAGGTGATACATTGGTAAATGAATTATTATTACTTATAGATGGATTAATAGAATTTTTTAATAAATCAAAAGAAGTACAATATTCTGATTTAAATACTCTTAGATCTAATTTAAGTGCACCTGCTAGTAAAATATCTAAAAATTTACCTAGAATAAGAAACGCAATACAAAATTCTACTCGATCACAAAAAGTATTTATACAAAAAAATAATTAATTATGGCAGGAGGAATATTTGAAGGAGCAATCAAGTCTGCTAATGAAACAATAGACACGATTTATTCGAATATTGACACTGTGTTTAATGGTACTCAAACCTTATCTCCTGGTGAATTAAAGACAGCAGGAATTAATGAGAGAATTAAGGATATTGGAGTTTTAGGCGTGATTAATTTACTAGCTTCAGTAGATCTTTGTTCTATTTTAGCGTATGAAGCAAATTTATTATCTAATATACAAGGGTATAAATTTGATCCAAACAATCCTCCCAATAAACAACAATTCCCTTCAGTAATTACTCAAAAGGGTTGGTTAATTCAAAAGGCCGCTTACGAAATTCAATTAGAAATAGATAACTATAATGCCGCAAATGGACAAGAAGTTAATATGTCAGATCTAATTGCTTTAATCGGAGATGTAGTAATAAGATTAAAAAATTTAAATGATCCAAAAAGTCAAGCAAATATAGTAGATCCTACTATTACTACAGCATTTCCAACTTTAAATGTAATTAATATATTTGTAAGTAGTGCTATTATTTTTTTAAACACATATGTAACCGCAGTTAATATATCAAATGAAGATTTAAATACAGTTAGTATAAATAGTTTAAAAAATAAAACTTCTGTAGGAGGAATACAACTTACTTCTAATACTGATCTTAAAAAAGTTTTAGTTTTTTTAAATAATATAAGAACAACGTGCGTTAGAATACAGGCTATAAACGTAAAAAATCCTCAAAGTGCAATAGCGTCTGCAGCATTAGCTGAAGCCGCTGTATTAACTAATTCTTTAGTTCAGGCTCAATTAGCACAATTAAACAGCGTTTTAGGCAATTCTCTAACTAAATTAGTACCGAGTTTACAAAATATACAGCAACAATGTGTTTCAATAGAGAGGTTTTGTAGTATGATATTATCTACTATAAGAACTTGTCAAACCTATGTAAATATAGCAGCAGGTTTAGTTAAAGTTTTTTCTACCATTGTTTCTTTTTTAGGTAAACTTCCAATACCAAATGAATTTACAATAGTTGGTATTACAACTACTGTAGCAGGCGCTGCAGCAAAAATAAATTCTTTTTTAGATAAGATTTTATTAGATATAGCTGCATTAAATGATTTTTTATCATTGATGGTAAATTTAGTTTCAAGCATTTCAGGAGATTTAAATCAAGTAGTTCAAAGTTTGAATATTATTATAATTAATCTTGAATCTTGCCAAAATGCGCCTACTGGACTAGTTGATAGTTTAAAAGCTACGTTAGTTCATTTAAATGGAGACTCTACTGCTCAAATACCCACAATAGGATTAATTGGTCAATTAAATAATTTTGTAAAAAATAGTCAAAAAAAGAAAAATACTGCAAATACTACATTTGGTGGATATACTATTCAAATTATATCTGAACAATTATTAAATCCTAATGTAAAAATATTTAGAAGATATGGGATTGCTCTTGATTCTAATGGATTTGAAGTAGTACATTCTACTCCTACATATGCTTCCAATGACAATATTATAATAGAAGAAGTTCAACTTTTATTAGAATCTAAAAAACTTGTGCAAATACCAAATTCATCTTTAAGTAGAGATCAATTAGCAACTATTCAAGAAGCTTTATCTTACATAGAAGATAATACACAATCATTAGATTTCTTAAGTAATATAGATACTCAAGTAGATCCTCCTGATAATGAGGATGAAGATGTAGGACTTGGATTAAACGCATTTATGAATAAGCAAAAAGGCGGAAAAGCTCTTAGAAGACGTATGAGAAAGGCAATGGCACAAGCGACTGCACAACTTCAACAAAATCTAATGTCAGCAAATAAAGGATAATTTTAAACAAATTGATATTTATACAATATGGCAACTAAAAAAACAAGCGCTTTAGCTAAATTAAGGATCCTTATAAGAGAGGAAGTAAAAAATGCTATTAGAGAAGAGATGCCCGTTTTGATAATGGAAGCTCTTGCTAAGCAAAATAGATTATTGGAATCAAAATCTAAACAAACTATTAATCCACAAGATAAAAAAGTGATTAAAGATAAACCTCAACAAAGGCCAATAGCTATTCCAGGTACTTTAAATGAGACTCCATTTAATCCAGCTCAGCAATATAATCGAACTTTTGTAGGAAAACCAAATAATCCAATTAATCAATTATTAGCAGAAACCGCAAATAATATGATGGAAGATGATAATTTTGCTTTTGCTTCTCCTGAAGTCGAAATGGATCCTATGAGTTTTATTCAAAATATTGATGCGCCTGTTGGAAGTGTTGATGGAATGTTAGCATCATCTAGACCAAGTTCAGCTGTAGAAATGGTACAAGTTAATCAAGTTCCAGATTTTACTGATTTAATGCAAAAAATGATTAAAAAAGGAATAATGTAATATGGCATACGGATTAGCAAAAATACCAGCTTTAGATTTTAGGCCTTCAATATCTTTAGGAGTTAAAATACCTTTTGCTGCTCCAAATGTATTTACACCAGTTTATACTTCGCAAGAACAAACAAAATATAATTTAATTAATTTTTTATTAACTGATGCTGGTGAAAGACCGATGAATCCAAATTTTGGGGCTAGTCTTAGAAAGTCTTTATTTGATCAAATAACAAATTTATCTTTAGATGAATTAAAATTATCATTAACTAATAAAATACAATCATATTTTCCTAACATACAAGTAACAGAACTATCTTTTTTAGGTGACCCTGATCATAATTCAGTAACTATAACACTTAGTTATTTTTTATTGGGTACAAATCAAAATGATACTGCGACTATAAACATACAAAACGCATAAGATGCCTAACCAAATAGACGTCACATATTTAAATAAGAATTTTACTTCTTTCAAATCTGATTTGATTGAATACGCAAAATCTTATTATCCTACTGTATATAATGATTTCAGTCAAGCATCCCCAGGTACAATGTTCATAGAAATGGCTGCCTATGTTGGAGATGTATTATCATTTTATTTAGATAATCAACTACAAGAAACTTTTTTACAGTATGCTAAACAGCCAAATAACTTATATACTTTAGCGTATATGTTGGGGTATAGACCAAAAGTTATTTCTTCGGCTATAGTAAATTTAGATGTTTATCAACAAGTTCCTGTTGTGACTTTAGGAGGGCAACCTTTTCCTGATTTTAGTTATGCTTTAACTATTCAACAAGGAATGCAAGTTCAATCTAATTTAAATAGTAGTACATACTTTTTTATTGGAGATTCTATAGATTTTACAGTATCTTCATCTCTTGATCCAACTAATGTTTCTATATATCAATTAAGTGGAAATAATCCTCAAACTTATTTATTAAAGAAAACTAGAAAAGCAATATCTGGTCAAGTTAAAACACAAAATTTTAGTTTTGGTACTTCTCAAAGATTTTCAACTGTTACTATTAATGATTCTAATATTATATCGATTATAAGTGCTATAGACTCAAATGGTAATGCTTGGTATGAAGTACCTTATTTGGCTCAAGATTATATTCTAACTCCAGTAGCCAATACAGCAGCAAATTTTCCTGCTTTAAATCAATATCAAAATCAAGTACCTTATATAATACAAAAACAATCTGTTCCTAGAAGATTTGTATCAAGATTTAGATCTGATAATACTTTAGAAATAGAATTTGGATCTGGAATTAATTCTGTTGCTGATGCTTCACTATTACCAAATCCAAATAATGTTAATGTTGGTTTTACTGGTGGAGGATTAAGTTATTTATCTAGTTCTTGGGATCCTACTAATTTTGTAACTACTCAAACCTATGGATTAGCTCCATCAAATACTACAATTACATTTAATTATTTATCTGGTGGTGGTGCATCTTCTAATGTATCAATCGGCGAATTAACAAAAGTAAGTTCTTTTAATTTTACTGGAAATAATACATCTTATAATAATACTGTAATTACTAATAATGTTAGTTCTTCAGTTGGAGGTGGGGATGGTGATACAGTTGAAGAAATTAGAATGAATACATTAGCAGAATTTCCAACTCAATGGAGAGCTGTAACTCAACAAGATTATTTAGCTCGAGTATTATGTATGCCTCCTATATATGGCAAAGTTTCAAAAGCATATGTAACTAAAGATGATCAAACATTTTCTAATTATATTGGAAACACAGGCGCTAAACAAAATCAATTATTAATATCACTATATACTCTTGGATTAGATACTAATGGAAATTTAGCACAACCATCTCCTGCATTACTTCAAAATATTCAAACTTATTTACAAGATTATAGAATGTTAACAGATGCAATAAAAATATTATCTGCATACATAGTTAATATTGGGATTAATTTTGATATAGTTATACTTCCTAATTATAATGGACAAGACGTAGTTTCAAGATGCATAACTACATTACAAAACTTTTTTAATATAGGTAATTGGCAAATAAATCAACCCATAATATTAACAAATATATATTCTTTATTAGATCAAGTACAAGGCGTACAAACAGTTAAAAATATTACAATAAGCAATTTAGTAGATTCTACAGGAAATACCTATTCTCAATATGCTTATGATATAGCAGGAGCAACTGTAAATAACGTTATATATCCTTCATTAGATCCCTGCATATTCGAAGTTTTGTATCCTAATAAAGATATTCAAGGTCGTGTAGTAACATTTTAATCAATAAACAATGGCAGTATATAAAATATTCGCATCAGCTGACGCCTCAATCTATTCTTCAGATATAGGTAAAAATACAGGATTAGATGAAATATTAGAAGTTGGAGTTAAAAATTATGGAGCTTCTATTAATGGTAGATATCTATCTCATACAACAGAAGATATTAGAAGATCAATAATAAAATTTTCAGATTCTGATATAGCTACAATTAATGCACTAAATCCTTCTGGAAATTCAAATTTTCAAACAAGTCTAAGATTATATTTAGCTAATGCTGAAAACTTGTCTACTACGTATTCTCTTTATTTTCATTCAATGAATCAATCATGGGATATGGGTACAGGCAAATTTGGAGACTATCCTGATACTATTAATGGAGTTTGTTGGAATTCACCTAATGCGTATGTCACAGGATCTAGCGCTAGTTGGACAGCAGTTACTAATTATTACACAGTTCCAGGAGGTGGATCATATATTCCTACATCTAGTGGATTTGCATATTCTACTCAAAGTTTTGGATATTCTGATAATAAAGATATTAATGTAGATGTTACAAACATATTTAAAGGCTGGTATTATTCTATATATGCAAATAATGGAATTTTAGTTAGACATGCTCCAAATATAGAAATAAATTCAGGATCTTATATAGAAACTAAATTTTTTAGCACAGACACTCATACAATATATCCTCCTACATTAGAATTTAAGTGGGATGATAGTAATTATATAACTGGTTCAATCATTTCAGATGATGATTTCGTAGTTAACTTTGCAAATAATAAAAGTGAATTTAAATACGGCACACAACAGTATAGAGTAAAATTAGCAACAAGAAAAACATTTCCTACTCGTCAGTTTGTAACTTCTTCAATATATTTAAATACCCTTTTATTACCTTCAAGTTCTTATTGGGCAATACAAGATTATAAAACAGAAGAAATGGTTATAGATTTTGATACTAATTATACAAAAATTAGTTCTGATGGCGTATACAACTATTTTAATTTATATATGAATGGATTGGAGCCTGAAAGATATTATAAACTCTTAGTAAAAACAGTAGTACCATCAACTCAAGAAAGTATAAACATAGATAGTGACTTGATTTTTAAAATTGTTAGGTAATGGCACAAAGTGTAAATTTAATAAAACAGGTTTACGGAATAAACACGTATAATAAAGTAATAGATATAACTTTTTCAGAGTTAGTAACTCCTACTCCTATTATACCAAGCTCAACTATATCTATTCAACAATTTTTTGATTATTATAATCAATTATTCTATGATATACCAGTAAGTGGATCAATTAATTCTCATATTGAATTAATAACAAGAAGTTCTCAATATGTAGGAGGCACAACTGTAAGTCAACAAGAACAAGCTCTAATAGATGAAATTAATTCATTAAGACAGCAAATAGTAGATTTAAGTCAGACTTATTTAACTGTAAGTAATATAACACAATAATGGAATTAGTAAATATATCATATACCGGCACAGGTACAGAAGCTCAAAATTATAGTAATATTGATAATTCATTAATATCTAATAATTACATTAATACTA